TGGAAGAAGCCCTTTAAGAATAATAAAGAAGGCTAGTTTTATCCTTGAACCTCTACAAGGTTATTGTACACATAAACATGGGACTTGTCAAGTGTTGAAAATATGTTATAATAAATGTTAGTTAAGACGGATAAAGCTTATGCCTAGAAAGAAGTCTGAACACTATGTAAACAACAAGGAGCTGTTACAAGCACTGATTGTCTATCGAGAGAAGGTTGCTCATGCAAAAGAGAATGATTTACCTAAACCTAGAATTACAAACTATCTTGGGGAGTGTTTTTTGAAGATCGCTACACATCTATCATATAAACCAAACTTTGTGAATTACATGTTCCGTGACGATATGATATCGGACGGAATTGAGAATTGTGTTCAATACATCCATAATTTCGATCCAGAGAAGTCTCGCAATCCTTTTGCATACTTTACACAGATAATTCATTATGCCTTTCTGAGACGCATACAGAAGGAGAAGAAGCAGTTAGATATAAAAAATAAAATTATTGAGAAGACTGGATTTGATGAAGTTATGACAGTTGAAGATGGTGCATTGACAGGAGCAATGTCTGAGTATAATACAATTAAGGATAACATTGCACAGAAGAAAAATAGATGAGAGTAGCCATAATAACTGATACCCATTACGGTGCTCGTAAGGGATCAAAACATTTACATGATTATTTTGAATTATTCTACAAGAATATATTCTTTCCTTCATTAGAAGCAGAGGGTATTGATACCATCATTCATATGGGTGATGTTTTTGATAGTCGTAAGTCGATTGATTACTATAGTCTTGAGTGGGCTAAAAGAGTTGTCTTTGAACCAATGAAGAAGTATAAGGTTCATGCAATTACTGGAAATCATGATTGTTATTATAAGAACACAAATGAAATCAACTCTCCAGAGTTACTATTGAATGATTATACTAATATAAAAACCTATTCAAAAGCAACTGACATTAATATTGATGGACTAGATATTCTTCTTTTACCTTGGATAAGTGTTGATAATCATGATGAGACTCTTGAAACGATAAAAAACTCTAAGGCAAAGATTGCGATGGGCCACCTTGAGATTAATGGTTTTAAGGCAACTCGTGGACATATGATGGAAGATGGTATGCCTAAACAGGTGTTTGATAAGTTTGATAATGTATTTTCTGGTCATTTTCATACTCGTTCAAGTGATGGTAAGATTCATTATCTTGGCAATCCTTATGAGATGTTTTGGAATGATGTTAATGATCCTAGAGGGTTTACCCTATTCGATACAGATACTTTAGAAAGAGTTCCAGTTAACAATCCTTATAAATTGTTTTATAACATATATTATGAAGATACTAATCATAAGTTATTTAATACCACTGAATATAAGAATAAAATTGTAAAGGTCATTGTTCGTAAAAAGTCAAGTCCAAAAGAATTTCAGAAGTTTATTGATAAACTATATCGATCAGAAGTTCAAGACTTGAAGATAGTTGAAAACTTTGCAATCGTTGAGAATGAAGAGTTTGATATTGAAGAAGATGAAAATACAATTTCGATATTGAATCGTTATATTGATGAAGCAGAGATTGAGTTTGATAAGGGAATTGTAAAAAACATCTTTCGTGATCTGTACAGACAAGCCTGCGAGGTAGAATAATGTTCCTTCTTTCACTTAGACATCGTAGAGACGATGGTGCTTTTGCAGTCCAAGACTCAAATGGCGATAAAGTTCTCTTTCTATTTGAGGAGGAGGATGATGCGGAGAGATATAAACTAATGTTACAGGATCTAGAAATTGATGTAGATCATAAAATGGATATCATCGAAGTTGATGATGACCTTGCCATAAAGACCTGTAGCATGTATAATTATAAGTATGCTGTCATCACACCTGATGATCTTGTGATTCCAAATAGTAATGATAAAATTCAAGAAGATTAAGTGGAAAAATTTCCTGTCAACAGGAGACCACTGGACAGAGATTGATTTCCTTGAGAAAAATACAAACTTAATAATCGGACATAATGGTTCAGGTAAGAGCACTTTGTTGGATGCACTTACCTTTGTTTTGTTTAATAAACCATTTCGTAAGATTAACAAATCTCAGTTAGTCAATACTGTAAATGAAAAAGAATGTCTAGTCGAACTAGAGTTTGATGTAAATGCAAGAGAGTATGTAGTTCGTAGAGGAATGAAACCAACTGTATTTGACATTGAAGTCAATGGTTCTCCTTTACATCGACAGGCTGATGATCGATCAAATCAAAAGATATTAGAAGAGAATATACTTAAAGTTAATTATAAATCGTTTACACAGATAGTGATACTTGGAAGTAGCACCTTTGTACCTTTTATGCAACTGTCAAGTTCAGTTCGTAGAGATGTGATTGAGGATTTACTTGATATTCGTATCTTCTCATTTATGAATAACTTATTGAAAGATAAGTTAAGAATACAAAAAGAACAAGTTCGATCTCTTAATTTAAAAAGAGAAAATTTAGAAGATAAAATTAAGATGCAAGATAAGTTTCTCAAAGAGATAGAGAATCGTAGTAAAGAAGATGTGAAGAGTCGAAAGCAAAAGATTAATTATTTGATTAAAGAAACCGATGAATATGTGATTACAAACGAAGAGTTAGAACTTGAGGTCACTGGTCTTAATGAGGATCAAGAAAAGTTTGTAGGTGCTGACAAAAAATTGTCCAAACTGAACAACTTTAAAGGTCAGATATCAAATAAGGTATCTACCATTACTAAAGAGCATAAGTTCTTTAAGGAGAATACGGTTTGTCCTACCTGTACACAGCATATAGAAGAAGACTTTCGCTTAAATAAGATTAAAGATGCTCAATCTGAGGCTAAGAAACTTAAAAAAGGTTTTGAGGACTTAGAAAAAACTATCGAACAAGAGAAGGAAAGAGAGCGTCAGTTTGTCAAACTAACAAAGGAGATTACTAAACTCAATAATGGCATTTCTAAAAACAATACTCACATCTCTATCAACCAGAAACAGATTAGAGAACTTGAATCAGAAATTCAAACTATTACCGAGCAGTTTAAAAACAGAAATACTGAGCATGAAAAGTTAGAAGAGTTTAAGACTAGTCTCAAAACAACTGACGATAAACTTTCCGAAAGAAATCAAGACATAGTTCATCATGACTTTGCCTATTCTCTTTTGAAAGATGATGGTGTTAAGACTAAGATAATTAGAAAATATCTACCACTTATCAATCAGCAAGTCAATCGTTACTTGCAGATGATGGATTTCTATATCAACTTTACTCTTGATGAGGAGTTTAGTGAAACAGTGAAATCTCCAATACATGAAGACTTTTCATATTCATCTTTTAGTGAAGGTGAGAAGATGCGTATTGATTTGGCATTGTTGTTTACTTGGAGAGAAGTTGCCAGAGTCAAGAACTCTGTGAATACAAATCTCTTAATTATGGATGAAGTATTTGATAGTTCACTGGATGGTTTTGGAACAGAAGAATTTCTAAAAATAATTAAGTATACAATACAAGATGCTAATATATTTGTGATATCACATAAAACAGGAATGGATGAAAGGTTTGAAGATGTGATTAAATTTGAAAAAGTCAAAGGGTTCTCAGGTATGGTAAAATAAATATCATTAGGAGGATAGGTCAATGAAAGTCCCAAATTGGAAACATCATTCCAAAAAAGAGCAAAAGAGGACACTCAAACCTCAAGCTCTAAGACAAGCAAAAGCAAGAACAAAGGCACTCAAGAGGAAACTCAAGGGTGCTTTTTTTAATGTAAGTATATGTACGTAGGCATTTCTTTTTGTTAACTTTTTCTTAATTATCAGGGTTTTCTAACTAAATATTAGTAGTTGAGTTGAGGGAGGTGTAAACATGCACAACCTAGTTTCACACAATGAGCTTTCAAATTGGAAGTGGGATGAAAAAGAAACAATGGACGAAAAATATGACCAAGTATCTGATTACTTCCAATGTATCTCTGAATGTGGAATAGCTGATCATGGAGCTAAAAGATTCTGTAGACACATCCTAACTACTTAAGGAGAACCAAGACTGAGAATCCCACCCTAACAGGTGGGATTAGTACGTGTGCCAATAATATTAGTGGTTTAAACCTGGCTCTTTAGTCAGGTTTTTTGGTATAATAGATATATCAAGGCAAGAGGAACTATGGTCAACTATGAAATTAAGTCACAACTTGCAAAGTTGTTAGCTACAGAGGATATAATTGTTGAAAACAAAAATGTTGAGACTGCTCAGTTCAATGTTACTGATAGAGTCTTAACTCTACCAAGATGGTCATTTGCATCTGATGTAGTATATGACTTATTAGTTGGTCATGAGGTAGGTCATGCTTTATTCACTCCAGATGATGAGTGGTATTTGACAAGTGATATACCTCAATCCATAGTTAATGTAGTAGAAGATGCTAGAATAGAAAAGTTAATGAAGAGAAAATATCCTGGTATGTCCAAGACATTCTACAATGGATATGGTGAGTTGAATGATGAAGATTTCTTTGAACTTGAGGATACAGATCTAAAAACTCTTAACTTAGCAGACAGAGCAAACCTTTACTTCAAAGGTGGATCTCATCTGATTATTGATTTCACAACAGAGGAGAAAGATATTGTTGATGTAATAAGTAAGTGTGAAACTTTTGATGATGTTCTTAAAGCATCTGAGTTACTATTCAAGTATTGTCAAGCAGAAAGAGATAAGAAAAAGAGTGAAGAGTTAGAGCAAGCACCTGAGATCAAACTCAAAGGTGAGTCAGGTAGTGAGAGAGAAGACTATGGTGACTTAGAAGATTTATCTGAGGGTCTTGGTAAAGAGAAAGGTAAATCAGAAGAGGGAGAAATAAAAGATGGAGATCAATCACCAGATCAACATATCATTGATCCAAACCAACCTTGGGATAAGCATTCACAAAATCCACAATCACATGGTAAAGGTCCAGCAACAGGTAGTGATGATATTGAAGCAATTACTGATGAGATATTCAATGAGAAAGTCAGTGAACTAAATGATTCAAATATGACTAATGCAAGAGATAATGTTTATGCTCAAGTACCTCAAGTTAATCTAGAGAAATTTATTATATCAAATGAGCAAGTAACTAAGGAATTACATGATCACTTTACAAGTGTACAATATGATGTGAATCAGATGAAATATGATGCTGAGTTAATTGAAAGAGGTTTTGTTAATAGTGATTCATACTATAATTTGAAGTATGTAGATGATGAGTTCAATAAGTTCAAGAAGTCTGCACAAAAGGGAGTAAACTATCTTGTAAAAGAGTTTGAAATGAAGAAGTCTGCTGATGCTTATGCAAGAACAGCAATATCAAAAACTGGTGTATTAGATACATCTAAGTTGCATACTTACAAGTTCAATGAAGATATCTTCAAGAAGATAAACATAGTTCCTGATGGTAAGAATCATGGTCTTATCTTCTCTCTAGATTGGTCTGGTTCTATGAGTAGATGTATGCTCAATACAATGAAGCAATTGTTTGAGTTAGTTTGGTTCTGTCAAAAAGTTCAAATACCTTTTGATGTTTATGCATTTTCTAATCAGTATACTAATAGAGGATATTACAGTTACTCTACTCAAGAAGAACTAAAAGAATTAAATATAGGTGATCTTGTTGTTGAAAGTAATTTCAATCTATTACACTTCTTAACTAGTTCAGTTAACAAGAAAGATATGGATGCACAGTTACTAAATCTTTGGAGATGTGCATATGCATTAACTAAGAGAGGAGCTAGATATAACTATCCAGAAAAGTATTGGTTAGGTGGAACTCCTTTAAATGAGACATTTGTTTCTCTACATCAAATCATTCCACAGTTTAAGAAAACTAATAATGTACAGAAAGTTCAGTGTGTAGTTCTAACTGATGGTGAAGCAAGTGGCATTCCTGTAGTTACTGAATTTAAAAATCATGATGGTGAAGTAAGAAGAGGTACATCAAATGTTGGTTATAATTCTTTCCTAAGAAACAGAAAAACTGGACATGTTTATACTCTAGCTGGTCACTATGAATACTGGAAGTTTGCTGAGACTATGCTTAGAGATCTAAAAGAAAGTTTTCCTGATGTAAACTTTATTGGTATTCGCATTACTGATAGAAGAGAGTTTGGTTCTTTCCTAAGAATGTTTCATGCTACTGAGGATGAGATTAAGAAAGCAAGAAAGAATGCATCATTCTCAATCAAGAACTCTGGTTATGATTCATACTTTGCTATACTTGATTCATCACTTGCAGTTGATGATGAGTTTGAAGTCAAGGAGGATGCAACCAAAACTCAGATCAAAGCAGCATTCATGAAATCACTCAAAGCAAAGAAACTAAATAAAAAAGTCAGTTTCTTAATT